ATGAAGAACTACGAGAAGAAAGAACACAAGGCCATGGGCATGAAGAGGGGCGGCATGGCTAGTTGTTACGCCGAAGGCGGTATGGTCAAGAAGCCCTACAAGCCCACTCCCGGCGACCTGAATGAGAAGTCGGGTGGCGACCAAGAGATGAAGATGCGTAGGGATGAGGCTTTTACTCAGCGTGGTTTGAACCCCGATGCAAACTATGATCGTGAAATGCGTAACGTTCTTCCCGCTAAGAAACGTACTATTACCCGCAATGATAAAGACTTGGCGGCGCAGAGCCGTATTGACGAACTTTACACTGGCAAAAAGAACAAAACCCGAGGCGGCGGTCCCGGTCAGCGGGAGGGTATCGACTACGCCAAAGGTGGCGGCATAAAGATGTACGCTAAGGGCGGCATGGTGCGCGCTGACGGGTGTGCTACCAAGGGTAAGACCAAGGGTCGGTTTGTCTAATGCGCGCTTCACGCGGGATGGGGGCTATCGCCCCGTCCAAGCAACCGAAGAAAATCCGCCGTAAAGATGGGGCGGAGGTTGATGTATATGCGGATGGTGGTCCAGTAGGATTGTACGCTAACATCAACGCGAGACGTAAGGCTGGACTGCCCCCTAAGAAGCCGGGGCAGAAAGGCTATCCTACGGCTGAAGCCTTCAAGCGGTCTGCCAAAACGGCGGGAAAGTAAATGGTCGCTAAAACCACAGCTACGACGGATTTTAATCTTGATCTCAATGCAATCATTGAAGAAGCATTTGAAAGGTGCGGGCAAGAGCTTCGTAGTGGTTACGATTTTCGTACAGCTCGTCGCTCTCTCAATCTTCTTCTGCTTGATTGGGCTAATCGTGGTATTAATCTCTGGACTATTGAGCAAGGTCAGCAGGTTCTAACTTACAACACGGGTACTTACGACCTGCCTGCTGACACAGTTGATTTGCTCGATCACGTTATTCGTACCGGTACTGATACGAACCAGATTGATATCACCATTACCCGCATCTCGGGTAGCACCTACTCTGCCATCCCCAACAAGAACGCTACTGGGCGTCCTATCCAAGTCTGGGTTGACAGGAAGTCTGGCGCTACCAACTCCGCTAATGTTGTTCAGTATCCGCAGTATGTCGTTTGGCCTAAGCCAGATAACTCAACTACCTATACTTTTGTTTACTGGCGTTTGCGTCGTATGACTGACGTAGGTAACGGTATCAACGGGCAGGATATTCCTTTCCGTTTCCTACCCTGCATGGTGGCTGGTCTGGCGTTCATGCTCTCCATGAAGCTCCCCGGAGCCGAGGCGCGGACGCAAATGCTCAAGGCTGATTACGATGAATTGTGGCAACTGGCATCTGAGGAAGACCGTGATAAGTCTCCTGTCCGGTTTGTCCCCCGACAGATGTTCTAGGTGACCCATGAGCGGTAGCCGATTTTCATCTGGCAAACACGCAATCGCGGAATGCGATCGGTGTGGGTTTCGCTATAAGCTGAAACAGCTAAAGTCGCTCGTAATTAAAACTAAAGAAGTCAATATTTTAGTTTGTCCAGAATGTTGGGAAAAAGACCAACCACAGTTGCAACTGGGTATGTATCCAGTTGATGATCCGCAAGCGGTCAGAAATCCCCGTCCGGATACAAGCTATTACGAGCTTGGCAATGATGCGGCTGGTGGTAGCCGAGTTATTGACTGGGGATGGAATCCTGTTGGTGGGTCACAAGCCAATGATAATGGACTAACGCCCAATGCCTTGACTACCGCCTGTGTTGTAAGTACTGTGACTGTGACTATTACTCCTGTAGTGGTCTATCATTGGTCTGCGGATACCACTCTGGTCACAGCGGATAGCACTACTTTCCTTGCGAGTTCAACATGACCCAGCAAACTATCAATATTGGTACTGTGCCGAATGACAACACGGGCGACTCGGCTCGTGTAGCGTTTGGCAAGGTCAATAGCAACTTTACCGAGCTGTACACGACCGTTACCGCTCAGACAACAAATCCTTCAATTCAGCGTATCAAAGAAGCAATTCTAAATACGCCACCTACTGGCCCTAGTATTGCAAGTTCCTCTACTCTTAGTGTTACTCGTAATACACAGAATAATCCAACTCCAAATAGTGCATCAATTACTTTGGTAACAAGTAAGTATGCTAATGCTACAGTAATGATTCAATCTGAACGCTTGTGGTCGCGTTTTGCCAGTGGTCTTGACAAGTCAGGTCCTAATAATACGAACGCTGTTCTTTGTTCTCAGCCAAGTGCAAACATAGCTGGCAGTCCTGCTGGTTTTTCTTACTATTGTCCTCCGGTGCATTTTATTCACGATGGCCAGTACTTTGAGTTTTTAGGTGGTAGTGCAAACCAATCTATGTCGCTCATGGTCAATAATACATTTTCTTACAATAAAAGAATTACAAAGACAATGACTAATGGCGTTGAAGGCGCTACTAATCTGGCAGACGGTCAGCAAAATTGCTGGCTAAAAATTGATTTTGGTAGTCGGGCAACTCGTAAGATTTCAATGTACCCCTCTAGTGGTTCATTCGGTAATTTTGCTCTCGCTGATGCAAAGGACAGTGTTCAGGGATGGGATAGAAGCGGTGAACCTTGGGCAATGGTAATGGCTGACTCCTATGGTCAGTCTGATACACTGTATTGGCTAAACAATGGCTTGTATCGTGAAGCACTACATCGCCTTGGGATTTTTGACGTTCTGACAAATGCATACGGTGGTACCGGATATCAGCCAACCTCCGGTCAGCCGCTAGAAGCCAATGCTGGTCGGTCCCGTATTGCGGACATGGCACTATTTCAGAACCCTGACCTTACGTTAATTGCACTTAGTCTTAACGATAATGTTAATAATCCAGATGCCGTATATGCATCTGCTGCTATTGCGGAAGCATCATTCACGACATCAGTTGCGTCAACTCTTGCACAAGCAAGACTTAATGGCCAAAATTCACTTTTAGTTGTAATGGCCCCGTGGGTTACTAGTCAAGGAAACAGCAACTGGGCCAATAATACTCAAGGGCCAGCTTGGAAAATTAAAAGCGATATTATTTTTGCTAAACTTCAAGAAATTAGTGGCCCTTGGATTTATGTCGACCCATTTACAGACTACACAACAACTTCGAGTGGGTATTCATATGGCCCATTTGGAACTTGGACAGGTGCTGTAGCTGGCGCAAATCCGAGTGGTGCAAACTGGTGGACTGGCACCGGCACTACGGCGGCGACAGTCGGAAATGGTAACAGCGACCTCTACACCGACGATAACACCCACCCTAATGTTGCCGGATGTACTTATTTAGGCGAGCGTTTAGCAATGGTGCTACGCCAAGCTATTTTTAGTTTTGCATAAATGGTGCTGGTACTATGGGTTGTATCTTTGTAAGGTTTTATTAAGGAGAGCAAAAATGAAGGTTGACCAGAAGACGATGAAAGCCATGCGTGGCATGGACAAGGGCGGTATGAAGAAGATGAAGGCGGGTGGCCCGACTTCGCTTGACCGCAAGAATATGGGGCGTAACATGTCCCGTGCCAACAATCAGCGAGGCCGCTAACATGCCTACGACTACTTATAAACAGCCAAAAAGCGTTCCGGTAGAGAACATGCCTGACGCTGGCTATCCTCAGACTGACATCGGTCGAGCGGGTACCCACACCAAGGGCCGCTTCATGTCTGACGTTGGGCAGAAGAAATACGATACCATGCGCGGTGCGGGTGCGGCGACGAAGGGTAAGAAATTCCTCGTCGATATGGACATCTAATGAACTACGCAGCATTGGTGACGATGATTCAGGACTACTGTGAAAACAGTGAGTCTTCGTTCGTCTCTAATATCCCCACTTTTGTTCAGTTGGCTGAAGAGCGGATTTACAATTCCGTTCAGATTCCAGCTATCAGGAAGAACCAAACTGGATCAGTGACATCAGGGAATAAATATCTTACCCTGCCCACTGACTGGTTGGCTACGTTTTCGCTGGCGGTAATTGACCCAACTACTCAAGCGCAAACGTTCTTGTTGAACAAAGATGTTAATTTTATCCGAGAGTCTTTCCCGACTCCAACGGATACTGGGACGCCATCTCACTATGCTCAGTTCGATCAAACTACTTTGATCCTTGGTCCTACGCCCGACCTGTCTTACGCTGTTGAACTACATTATTACTATTACCCGGAGTCGATTGTCACGGCTGGTACAAGCTGGTTGGGCGACAATTTTGAAACTGTACTCCTCTATGGTTCGCTTCGTGAAGCGTATCAATACATGAAGGGTGAGGCAGATATCACCGGTCAGTACGAAGCTAAGTATCAGGAAGCACTTGATCTCCTGAAGAACCTTGGCGATGGTAAGAACCGTATGGATGCCTACCGTAGCGGACAAGTTAGGGTGCCAGTGAGATGATTACCCAAGGTCAATGTGGAAGTTTCAGGACAGAATTACTGAATGGCTACCATGCCTTCAGTTCAGCGTATCGCACTGCCGACACGTTTAAGATCGCCCTGTACACTTCTGCTGCCAACTTGAACCCGTCTACTACTACGGTCTATTCTATAGCTGGGGAAGTTAGCGGCACAGGATACACGGCTGGTGGAGTAATCTTGACGCCTACTACTCCGGCTTATTCGGGGACTACCGCTTATCTGTCTTTTGCTGACGTTTCGTGGACCCCAGCATCTTTTACGGCAAATGGAGCGTTGATATATAACGCCAGTCAAGGTAACCGCGCTGTATGCATCCTAGCTTTTGGTAGCAATAAAACAGTCACGGGCAATACGTTTACAGTTCAATTTCCAATAAACGGCTCTACTACTTCTATCCTCCGGTTCTACTGAGGTACGTGCAATGTGGTCACCAATCAATGATGCTCAAACCCCAAATTGGGGTTCAATCCCAGCCTCTAATGTTCCGGGATGGACCACCGTTTAACCGTAGGTAAAACATGGCTACTTATTCAACAAACCTTGCTATTACCCTGCCCGCTGACGGCGAGTACTCCGGTACGTGGGGTCAGATTACCAATACCAATTTGGGTACGCTGCTTGAACAAGCGGTGAGCGGCTATGTGTCTCAGGCTGTTGCGACTGGTACTGACACGACTATTACGATCCCTAACGGGGCTACTGGCGTAGCTCGTAATATGTATCTTGTGTTGACTGGTACGGGTGGCGCTAGCACAAATCTTATTGTTCCGACTAACACGAAGCTCTACTTCATCTACAACAGCACTGCTGGACAAGTTACCGTTAAAGTTGCTGGGCAGACTGGCGTTTCTGTCCCCGCCGCTTCAAAAATGATCCTTGTTTCTAACGGCACGGACATTGTAGATGCGGTTACTTATTTCTCTTCCTTGATTGCTGGTGCGATATCCTCTGCTGGTACGGTTACCGCCCCCAGATTTTATGTAACTAGCTCAACTGCACCTACTACTGGTATTTACGCAGCGGCTAGCACGGGGCTTGGTTTTGCGACTGGCGGAATATCACGGGGCAGTATCAACGTTAGCGGCGCATGGACTATCTCTGCGCCTACGTCGGGTAACCACGTTGTCAACCTGCTCGCTGGTAGTAACGGCATTGCGTTCACTGCGGGTTCACATACCGTCAATCTGTACTCTGACGGTTCTACCAATTACAACTTTGGTACTGCAACCACTATTCCCCTACGTATTCTTGCCAATAACGTAGTCGTAGCGACGTTTGCTTCGGGTGGCGGTTTTACCATCGCTGCGCCGACTACCACGACGATTCCCGCGCTTGTTGCGGCTGGCGGTGCGGCTACTACGTCTGTAAGTGTGGCATTCTCAGCTACAGCAATGACCGTCAACTGCGCGTTGAGTAACGTTTTTGCCACTACGTTCACGGCTAATGTCACCGTTGCCCCGACTATCAGTAATCCCTCTGACGGTCAGACCATCAACTGGTTTATTACCCAAGATGCGACGGGTAGCCGTACGATGACTTGGCCCACCAGCTTTAAGTGGCCCGGTGGTACGGCTGGCGTTCTTAGTACGACTGCTAATGCGGTTGACCTTGTTGTGGCTACGTACCGTTCGGCAACTGGTTTCTGGTACGCCACCATTTCTAAGGCGTTCAGCTAATGAGTTTTGCGGCACGCTCGTTGGGGTATTTAGCTTACGATACCACCGCTACATTTAACGTCACTGTAGGTGTAGGGTCTACTACAGGCGGTAAAGGCCCGACTACTTATACTTTTTGGGGATGGTCAGCTTTTGGCGTTCCTTACAGCCCTGTTCATGGTCAGGGGTTCCCCGATACTGCTAATGGTAGTGCGTCACCTCCTACGTTTAAAGGCGCGACTATCCTTGGCGTAGAGTCCCGTGACGGAGGGTCTGGCGGGTCTAACGCAGAGCTTTACTACCTGTATTTATCTGGCAATCAAACTGCTATTACTTTAAGTACTATTAGTATTGGCGGAACTTTGCTTAGCACATCAAGTATTACCTCCGCGTATAACAATACTTATAGTTACTCTCCAGCACAACCTGCTGGCGTAACTAAATTTGTTATTACGCCTAGTTCAACAACTACCACTTTGTTTGGTACTACTGCACTTGCAGTAAAAACTGTGGTACTTACTTAAGGTGATGTATGACTCCTGATAATATTGTTACTTTACCTGCTACTGCTACTCGTATTGCTATAGTAGTTAGGTATTTTTACCATCCACCGGAATTGTAAAATGTTACAAAATAATGTTTATGTTTATTCGGTGTGTGAGTACAACCGCTCTACACTAGACGATGGAGACGTTCACGTACTTCCTAAAGAAGCAAATACGGCGTCTTTTGCCGTTTGCCTTTTAAGTGGGGAGATACTAATCTCTGACGCTGCTGAATCTGCGGTAAACGGTACGGTCTACCAAACTGGTAGTATATTTCCTCCGTGTACCCATGACGTTTGTACATTTACCGCAGTTGGCGCGGTGGATTGGATTTGCCTTCATAATGACAGCGAAAACCCAGACCCTGAAGTTCAATTTTTTGTCGTGTCTACTTCGGCTACTCTTCCTTCGGGATGGGGGTTCTTTGTTGCTACAGGCAGTGTAGACACTTCTGACGGTGTTACTGCGGGAGAAAACAACTACTACCGCCCACGTAATAGCGACATAACCTTGTCCGGAAACGCTACTCTAATCCTCGTTAAATAAGGAGCTAACATGTCTGCTTTCTTTGGAATCCTTGGTCTCGTAATTATTGCTGGCGCAGTGGTGTACTTTTACAAGCATTCCAGCAAGCCCGGCAAGAAGCCTACCGAAGGTATTGACCTTGCCAATCAAGGTCAGAACCACAACCCCGGTGATGGCCCGAAAGGTCCAAATCCGTGACGCCTATCATCGCCGCACTGCTGGGTAAGGGGCTTAACCTCGTCGCTAATGCGGTGCTAGCGAAGGGTCAAAGCTGGGTGGAGAACAAGCTAGGGGTCGAGCTTAAGCCCGATATGACTAGCGAGGACTACGCCAAACTCCAGATTGCTCAGATGCAGCATGAAGAAGAACTTCTCAAGCTCAAGCTGGAAGACAACAAGCTTGATCTACAGGAACTCGACTTGCGGCTTAAAGATACGTCTGACGCTCGCAAGCGTGAGGCAGATATCGCCGTCTCAGAGAAAGCGCCGCTCCTCAACAAGATTGTCACCCCCGTGCTGGCGCTTGGCGTCACTGCTCTTACGTTCATCCTATTCGGTATCCTTATGCTTGACAGTTCACCTGTCGAACCAAGCCGTAAGGATATCTTGGTCTACGTCCTCGGGGCTTTGACTGCCATCTCCACGCAGGTCATCTCGTACTACTTCGGTAGCTCGATCGGTAGCAAGGACAAGTCTGCTCAACTGGACAGGGTGCTGAAATGAGTCTCGTTGCCGAACAGGCGCAGTTCCTCATGGACGTTTGCAAGTTGGTGGTATTTGCCACCAAGCAGGGCTTTGTCGTCACGGGTGGTGAGTTGTTCCGTACGCCAGAGCAGCAAGAGATTTACCTGAAGACCGGGCGCTCCAAAACCATGAACAGCTATCACCTCAAGCGGTGTGCCGTGGACTTGAACTTCTTTAAGGAAGGTAAGCTCATCTACGACATCAAGGTGCTTGCGCCTGTTGGCGCGTACTGGGAAAGCTTGAACCAGAAGAACTCTTGGGGTGGTAACTGGAACTCTTTCAAGGACGTTCCACACTTTGAGCGACGGGTGTAAAAATGGCGCGGGTACGCAAGAAAATCCCGCGCATCCCTAAAAAATTCAACGTCATGGGGCATACCATGACAGTAAATATTATACCCGATACCGAATGGTTGGCTTTGGGGCTTGATGACGCGCATGTAGGGTATTTTGAAGAAGCTACCCTTAAAGTTTATATACGTGGTGACCGTGCAGAATCTGCTATGGAGCAGATTTTCTGGCATGAAGCTCTGCATTGCATCTTGCACTTCATGGGCCACCCACTGAACAACGATGAAACATTCGTTGACGTCATGTCCGGTGTTTTCCATCAAATACTAATTACATCGGAGTATTGATATGTCTATAAAAGTTTCCACGGAAGACTTTATTTCCGCGTGGAAAATTGCTGGTTCCCCAAAGTTAGTAGCTGACATGCTAGGGCTAAGCATGCGGGCAACGTTGGGTAGGCGACAACGGCTTATGCAGTTGGGGCATCATTTACCTAGCTTTAACGCCAAAAAGGCGGGCGGGGGTATAAACGCTGAAAAACACAAACGCAACCTAAAGTTAGCAGCAGTACGCGCTAAGTATCTCCAAAAGGAAATGCACCTACCTATTAAAAACGGAATCGTAATAGTTTTTTCGGACGCTCATTATTGGCCCGGTGAACCCACGGTTGCCCATCGCGCATTGGTTGCCATATGCAAACAGCATAGGCCCGCGTTAGTAATAGCAAATGGAGACATTTTTGACGGCGCGGCTATCAGCCGCCATCCCCGTGCTGGGTTTGAACACCGCCCCAAGGTGCGCGAGGAAATAGACGCCGTTTGTACCCGAATGCGGGAAATTGAAAAAGCGGCAGGTAGGGCACAGCTTATCCGCACCATCGGCAACCACGATATGCGGTTTGAAAGTTATATCTCATCTAACGCCCCTGAATTGGAAAACGTCACTGGTACATCGCTTTTTGACTACCTCCCAAAATGGGATGGGTGTTTTGCCCTGCATTTAAACCAAAAAACTGACGGGCATACCGTAATCCGTCATAAACATGTGGCAGGGGGAGTACATTCTGCTTATAATTCTACCCTACGCTCGGGGTGCCATTACGTACATGGTCATCTACATAAGTTACAGGTGATCCCGTTTGGGGACTACCGTGGACGGCGATACGGCGTAGATACGGGGTGCTTGGCAGACCCGCACTCGGAGCAATTTAGCTATACAGAAGCTGGTCCATTAAATTGGTGCAGTGGCTTCGCCTTGCTTACATACGTAAACGGCAAACTGCTCATACCAGAATTGTGTGAAGTTATTGACGGAGTAGCATGGTTTCGAGGCAGTCGTGTGGAGATCAGTTGAATGCCCCTTTCCAAACTTACGTTTAAACCCGGTATCAATAAAGAAGGTACCAACTACTCCAATGAGGGTGGGTACTATAGCTGCGACAAGATCCGGTTTCGTTCTGGATATGCAGAAAAAATTGGTGGGTGGCGTAACCAATCTTACAATTACACATACAAGGGCGTGTGCCGCGCCATGTTCAACTGGGTAGCATACGACACCTCTAACCTGCTTGCTGTTGGCACTAGCTGTAAGTACTACATCGAGAATGGCGGTCAGTACTTTGACATCACGCCTATCCGTAGTGGACCTACGACGCTTGCTCTTAATCCAATCGCTACTACCAATACTATAAAAGTAGTTACGATAACTGCTGCGCTACATGGCGCTACGGCTGGGACTTTTGTCACCATAAGCGGGGCTACGGCATTTAACGGTTTTACCAATGGTGAATACCAAATCGTCTCTACCCCTACTGCTAATACTTTTACTATTGCGCTTTCTTCTGCTGCTACGGGTACTGGGTCTGGTGGTGGTGCGGCGGTAACTGTCACCTATCAACTTAATGCTGGTGGCGGTACGGTAACTATCGGCCTTGGTTGGGGTGCTGGCGCATGGTCTTCTGGTGGTTGGGGTAATTCTACTACTAGTACCAGCTTGGTACCGCAACGGTATTGGGCACAAGACATCTACGAGCAAGACCTGATTTTCTGTGAAGTTGGCGGTAATATTTATTATTGGGAAAAGAATACTGCATCAATTCCGTATTCCCGAGCAGTCACTTTGCAGTCCTACTGCGATACCCAATTTAGTACACAAGTAAATACTGTTGGTTCAACTGCTTCGGGTTCCACTAGTATTGTTGTAGATACCACTGATGGTATTTTTACTGGGTCGATCATTGTAGGAACTGGTATACCTGCTGGTACATATGTAACTACTGCGTGGACTTATAGCACTACACTAACGCTTTCCGCCGCGACTACCGCTATTATTGCTGGCGGCACTGCTTTACAAGTTAATTACGCTGGGCTTCATGCGCCTAACGAAACGACTTTTGTTATTGCATCAGACATTTCGCACTTTACTATTGCGCTTGGTTCCAAACCGTATAACCCGTCAGACTTTAACCCTACGTACGACCCTATGCTTGTGCGGTGGTCTGATCAAAATAACCCATATGAATGGGTTCCAGCGGCTACAAACCAGTCCGGTGAACAACACTTATCTAACGGTTCTTACTTAATTTCTGCTATTAACACGCGCCAAGAACTTCTTGTTTGGTCTGATGCCGCAGTATATTCAATGCAGTACGTTGGCCCACCGTACGTTTGGGGCTTTACCCTTATCGGTGACAATACATCAATCATTTCAGCTAACGCTGCTATTGCGGTTAATACCGTGGTCTATTGGATGGGTGTAGACAAGTTCTACCAATATAATGGTCGCCTTGAGACGTTATCCTGCACGTTGTGGAAGTTTGTATACGATAACCTTAATAAAACACAACAGTCTCAAATTGTCTGCGGTTCAAACGAAGGGTTTAGTGAAATTTGGTGGCATTACCCGTCTTCTAATAGTCAAGTAAACGACAGCTATATTATTTATAACTACCTTGAAGAAACTTGGTACTACGGTACTTTGAACCGTTCTTACTGGCTGGACTCGCCCTTGCGTTCTAGCCCTATGGCTGCGTTTAGCGTTCAGAACTCTGTTCTAAGTTATGACCCGCTTAATCCGCTAGTCATTCCGTTAAACGATACCGCTACTAGTGTGGTGTTGGTTGACGGATCAAGTTATCCAAACTCCGGCACGGTTACTATTGACTCAGAGCAGATAGCGTACACTTCTGTCAGTAACAACACGTTGCTCGGGTGTACTCGGGGAGTAAATGGAACAAGCCCAAGTAGCCATGTCGCTTACTCTTCTGTTACCTATAACGTACCAAATCAAATCATGTTTCATGAAGTGGGGAGTGATGACCAATCAACCACCACCGCTGCTCCCATTGCTGCTTATCTTGAGTCTTCGGATGTCGATATTGATGACGGGAATAATTTTGCTTTTGTATGGCGCGTGATACCCGACTTGACTTTCCGTGGCTCTACGGCGGAATCCCCTCGCGTAATGTTATCTTTAAAGGCCCGCATCAACTCGGGCAGTGCTTACACTACGGCGTTCACCGACCCAACAAACGTCACCCGTACCGCCACTGTTCCTGTTGAGCAATACACTGGGCAGGTCTATACCCGCATCCGGGGGAGGCAGATGGCGTTCCGTGTGGACTCTTCGGACCTTGGCGTGGCGTGGCAGGTGGGTGCCATGCGTATTGACATTCGTCCGGATGGACGCCGATGAGCAAGGGTGGGCTACGAAGTGTAGCTTCTCCAAACTATCCGATTGCACCTAACCAGTACAGTCGGCAGTTCATGGACCAGTTTATTAATATATTGCGGTTAA